CATTTACTCCAGATAATTTAATTTTAAACAGGGTTTCGTTTAAGTCTATGTCTAGCGCTGAATTATATTCAGATTTAATAAGCTACGCGGGCCTTCAGACACTGATAGCCAATACTGATAGCCCTGTGACTTACAGAATTTATCCGTATCAGATGCCGCAAGACAGCACATTGCCGGCAGTGGTTTATCAATTAATCGCAGGTAGCCGTATATTAACAGTTGCTGATGATGGAGGAACTGGCGTTGAGCGCAACGTTTACCAGATCACGGCCTGGGGTGAAACCCTAAATGATGCCGATTCCGTTATTGAACAAGTCCGGCTGGCACTGAAAGATTCCATCCGTAATTATGTGCCCCAATCAAAGCGGGAAACATTCGATCCCGACACCAGGCTGCACGGTGTCGAATATGATTTTTCCCAGTGGTTTCGATGATGTATTAACCGCCCGAATGGGCTTTTTGCCAGCGTCGAGATGATGCCGGCTTTCCCATAGCAGGAGACAACAATGAGCAGCAGTGCACTTGACTCGCAAGGTATGGTCATACAATGGGGCAGTGATGCCTCTCCGCAGGTATGGTCAACCATTCCAGAGGTCACCGAGATTTCCGGGCCTGGTGGTCAGGCGAACGAAATCGACGTGACCGATCTTTCCTCATCTGCAAAAGAGTTCCGGATGGGGCTGCAGGATGAAGGCCAGATTAGCCTAAGCATGCTGTGGCTTCCGGCTAATACCGTGCACAATAATATAAGGACGGATCGCGCAAACCAGACGCTGCGCACATTCCGGATTACCTTTACAGACAGCCCGCAGACAAACTGGGTATTTACTGCTTACGTCCTCGGCATTGAAGTTTCAAACGCTGTTGACGATGTGACGCGCGCTACCGTAACGCTTCGCGTATCTGGCGCCATTACACAGTCATGAGTCTGAATCGGCAGAACATACTTGAAGCCGATGACCTGAAGCGCAGGTCTGTAAAAGTTCCAGAGTGGGGCGGCGACCTATACGTCAGGGAGATGACGGCAATGGAAGCGGTAGTCTTTGATGTCTGGTTATATGACAACAAAGACAACAAGGCTGAAATTGCTTCAAACTACAATGCCATGCTTGTGATGCTTTCGGCATGTGATGAGGCTGGCCATCGTATCTTTGAAGATTCTGATCTTGATGTGCTCAGGAGCAAGAATCCAAAGGTTATTGGCAAGATTGCGCGAGCCGTTGAAAAATTAAACAAGCTGGGGCAGGATGATTTTGAGGATGACGTAAAAAACTCAAAAAGCGGGCAGACCGTCGCTTCTATTTCCGGTTAGCACTGGAGCTGGGCTACCCGCACCCTGATGTTTTACTTAAATCTATCACGAAGGCGCAACTGGTCGAATGGATGGCGTATGCCACCCTGGAGCCAGTCGGCAACCCTGTTGACGTTGGCAAGCCTGAGCGCGTGAAAAAGGCCAGGCGTGATCGCGTTGAAACCGGGTTCAAAAGGCTAATGGAGAAACGCAGTGGCACTGGGTAGATTGACGATTGACCTTGAGGCGAATATCGCCAGGTTTGAGCGAGGTCTAAATCGTGCAGAGCAGTTGATGCAGCGGCGCACCCGCCAGATACAGCGCATTGCGCGGCGTGCCGGTGTGCTTATTGGTGCTGGCCTTGGCGCTGCGCTTGGGGGTGGTCTTTCCAGGTCAATACGAAGCGCAACAAGTGATCTTTCAGACCTTGCAAACCAGGCAGAAAAACTAGGTTTATCAACAGATGCCTTGCAAGAATTCCGCTTTGCAGCCGGGCAGGTTGGCGTTGCAGCGCGATCTCTTGATGTAGGTTTCCAGCGATTTACGAGAAGAAGTGCGGAAGCAGCAGCAGGATCTAAGGAATTAGCAGGCGTATTCGACCAGCTTGGCATCCAGCTACGCGACAATCAAGGCAACCTTCGCAGTAATGAAGTGCTGTTTTCTGAATTTGTTGAATCCCTTGCTGATGTCGAGAACCAGTCCGAGCGCGTCAGGCTGGCATTTAAATTGCTTGATACCGAAGGCGTTGATCTGGTCAGGCTTGCTGGAAGATTTGATGAGCTACGCCAGAAAGGCCGCGACCTTGGCGTAGTCATTGACTCTCAAGTCGTTAAAAATGCCAGAGAAGCCGGCGACAGGCTTGAAGCATTAAGCACAGTTATTCAGGCGAATCTGAGTCCAGTCCTTGCCAACCTTGCGCCGATTCTAATTAGGATAACGGAGGGGTTTGCAAAAGCCACATCTGCAGTAAAAGATTTCTTTAATATTGATTTTGGGCAATCACCGACTATTCAGTCACTTGAAAAGCAACTAACTGAATTTAAATCAAAGCGTGAAGAGTTATCTGATGAAATATCCAGAATTGAAACCAACCCGGGCAGAAGGCGAAGAAGGGCCGGAAGATTTGCGGCATTAACAGAAGAGCTGCAAAATCTGGAAACACGGATTGACCTTACACAATCAAAAATCCGCAGGCTTACAGAAGAAAGCAATCAGGCGGCAGAGCCACAGGCAGCTATTGGCGGGCCTCCAATACCAACAGGAGCCACTAGAGAGCAGCAGAAATTCGATACGCTGCAAGATATTACTGCTGAATATGATAAGCAGATTGCACAAGTACAGTCTGTTATTAATGGGACAGAACGTGAGTTTGAAATCACTCAAGCGATTGCAGATGCCAGGGCAAGAGGCGGGCCAAATATTGCCGGCCAAGAAGGGGTAATCCAGGCCAGGGTCGAGCAATTACAAACACTTCAAGCTCAACTTGAGGCTAATCAGGAAGCCGAGCGTGCGGTTGCTGATGAAGCCGCTAGACTAGAATCTGTATATCAATCAGTTAGAAATCCTGCTGACGAACTTTCGCAGACATTTGTTGATTTAAATACTTTGCTTGAGCAAGGCCGGATTTCATGGGATACCTACTCAACTGCAGTTTTTCAGGCACAAGCAAGTTTTGAGGGATTAGGCGATAAAGTAGAAGAAGAAACGGATGACATGAGCCAATTTGCGATCCAGGCGGCAAGAAACATGCAAGATGCCTTTGCGCAATACTTGTTTGATCCATTTGAAAATGATGGACTTGAGGGTATGTTGAATGGATTTGTAGATACCCTGCGTAAAATGGCTGCACAAGCTGCAGCAGCAAAAATATTTGAATCAATCGGAACATTCGGACAGTCACAAGGGGGTCTTGTTGGTACTGCACTTGGGTTCCTTGCGCCAAAAGCCTTTGGCGGTCCTGTAGCCGCTAATACACCTTATCTTGTCGGTGAACAGGGGCCTGAAATGTTTGTGCCTAAATCAGCCGGCACCATTGTCCCGAATTCACAAGTCGGCAATAGCCTAAATGTCACTGTAAATGTTTCTGGGGATGATGTTAACGGGTTTGGCCGGACAGCCACTCAGGCAGGCAATGACCTTGGCCGCGCAATCAACCTGGCAACAAGGCGGAATTCATGAGCTTTATAGAATCGCCACGATTCCCGGATATTATTGCACTTGGCTCAAGCGGTGGTCCTGAATATGTGACATCGGTTGTTGTGGTCAGTTCTGGCAAAGAATACAAAAAACAGCGCTGGACATATCCAAAACATCGTTATCAAGTCGGCGCCGGCGCTAAAGGCTCTATTGAGATTGATGAGCTTCGCGTCTTTCATCATGCCATGCGTGGCCGGTTTAACGGGTTCCGTTTCAAAGACTTCAACGATTACAGTTCAGCGGCGAACATGGCAACTGCCGTTTCTGTCACCGATCAGGTGATTGGAACCGGCGACGGTACAACCACTGAATTTCAGTTATATAAAAATTACATCACGAGCGATTCCCCATCGCTTACGCTGCAGCGCAAGATTACTAAGCCGGTTAGTGGAACTGTCTTGATCGGGTTAAGCAATGACTCGCCGATACTGCAAACAGAAGGCGCAGATTACACGGTTGATTACACTACCGGCATCGTCACGTTCAATACAGCGCCTGGCGCTGGAACCTCTCCCCTGGGCACGCCAACAATCTATGCTGGCTTTCAATTTGATGTTCCTGTCAGGTTTGAATCTGATACATTGCAAGTCCAGCAGATATCGCCCGGTATTGAACAAGCCTCTATTGGCATGGTGGAAATCCTGTGAGTAAAACAATTCCGGCTGCAATGCAGACCAGCCTGGATTCAGGCTCTACAAACTTCACAACCTGCGTCAAAATAACCTGCACAGATAGCCCGCAGACCGTCTACGCATTTACCGAATGGCAAGAAGATCTTGTTGTGGATGCGGTAACCTATCTTTCCGCAGGTGGCTATAACCCTTCAGACATGACATCAAACTCGGATAATTCCGTGGATAACATGGATATCCTGTCCTATTTTGATGCTGTCGGGATTGAATATGCCGATATCCGCGCAGGCTTGCTGGACAATGCAGAAGTCCGTGTATTCACGGTTGATCCGGATGATACGTCTGTTGAGATCAAGCAGGGGAAAGGCAACATCGGCGTGATTTCTACAGGCGATGTATCCGCCAATATTGAAATAAGACGACTGCTCCAGAAGCTGCAGCAGACAATCGGCAATGTTATATCTGAAGCCTGCCGGGCGAATCTGTTTGATAGCCAGTGCCAGGTCCAGCAAAACCCGTCAGACTGGACCGCCGCAACGGCGGTAACGGCGACGACAAGTGGCGATGCCGGGACCGGATCATGGGTTAGCCCGACAACGGCAAACGGCTATATCTATAAATGCACCACGGCAGGCACGACCGGCGGCACAGAGCCGACATGGAGCACGACGCTTGGCGGCACAACCAATGACAATGGTGTGGTATGGGTAACCGTTTATGCAAATCAATTAAATTCATTTACTTATAGCGTCACAAGCCGATCACAATTCACCACTGCGGTCCCAGCTTCTCCGGTAGGGCTGGTTCCGGATGGCTGGTTTTCTAATGGGTATGTCGAGATAACGTCAGGCACGAATGCGGGCATAAAAAGAGAGATCAAAACATTTACACAAAACTCGCCGACAGATGGTGAAGTGGTGACCTATTTGCCTTTCCCCTATGACATTGCAACTTTTGTTGGCGTTACACTGGTTGCCGGCTGTCGTAAGGATTACTCTGCAGATTGTATATCACGATTTGATAATATTTATAATTTTGATGGCGAGCCATACGTGCCAGGCATCGATGCCGTAAATGCCACGCCAGAGGCACCATAATGGGAGTGCTTGATTCTGTTGTTACCCTGGCCGCTGGGCTGGCCGGCGCTGCCATTGGGTCATTCTTTGGGCCAACAGGTGCGGCTATTGGCTTTTCCCTGGGTGCCGCGATAGGTGCGGGCAGGGCTGGCGGCGATCCCGTAGAGGGGCCACGGGTTAAAGATTTACGGGTAACCGGCGCTTCCTATGGCGATCCCATCAGCCGGGTTTACGGGACAATACGCCTGCCCGTTGAGATTATATGGTCATCTGGATTACAGGAAAAAAAGAGCACAAAGCGCGAAGGTGGCGGCACCTTTTCCAAGGGTACAGAGACAACCACTTATAAATATTCAGTTAGCCTTCAATGCTTGATCTGCGAAGGTGAAATTATTGGCGTTCGCCGTATCTGGATGGACAGCCAGCTAGTCTACGATGCTGGCGATGCGGTGACAGCGGTAAACATTTCATTGGGGAAGAAGTACACAAAAGAGGTCACCGTTTACACGGGCAGCACAACACAGACGCCTGATTCCTATCTTGAGGAGCAAATCGGCACTGGCCTGGTCCCGGCGCACAGGGGCAAGGCGTATCTGGTTATTAAAGAGCTAAAGCTCAAGAAATTCTATAACAGAATTCCGAATATTGAGGTTGAGGTTGTCAAAGCTGGCGCTGTTAGTGACCCGCCATTAATTGTCAATTCCTTTGATGCTGGCAATACCATCAATGAAAGGGAATCCGCTATTTATGATAATGGCATTATTCAAACTTCATCTGTGACAAAGATTGATAATAATGATTTTGAGCATTACAAGCGTAAATACGATCTACAGGGTAATCTCTTAAGTCAAAAGAAATATGATATAGCCATACGTCAGGCTGGCTTTATTTTTACAGCCGGTTCAATGTATGAAATCGCAAACGTCCCGCAGGCAACCTATTACACAAACATTACCGGAACGGTTCATTCGAGGTTATTCTGGAACGGGGAGGAAATAGGATTTCTTAACCAGGGCGCTGTCGGCCCATTAGGCACTGATGATGATGAGGCATACGGCAGGGATGAGCAGCGCACATTGCGCCTTCACGGTGGCGAATATTATGTGACAGTTACAACCAAGACCAGCAACAATGGTCTTATTCGTTACATTGCAGACAGTAAGGGCAGGCCAACGTATAACTGGGATAAAGCAGTTTATTTTAATGATTTATATGCACCGTTCACGACAACAGGGGCTAATTTCTGGATATGGCCAGATGCAGAGAATGACAGTGAATTCTGGTGCGTCTATACGCAAGCGCCAAGCGGTTCATCACCAAGTTTCCCGTATTATTTAGTAAGATATGACATTGACTTTAATATCCTTGCCTATTGGTCGAAAGATGGAACTGGTGTACCGACAGATGACCAGATGAGCGGCAGGAATATATTGATCGGACCCGGATATTGTTTAAAGAAAAACACAAATGTTTCTGCAATCGCAAGGCTGTATTCATTTGATCATGAGACAAGCAATAGCACATGGACACTTGATGGCAGCAATACCGATATTGACAATTCGACAAGCTATAGCGGATTTATACCATTAACTGACAGCCTCGTTGCTTCAAAATACGAAACCATCACCAGACTACCATTAGTCGGTAAAAGTAGTGACACCCTGGCTAATGTCGTCAGTGATATATGCCAGGATGCAGGTTACCCTGCTGGCGATATTGACGTTACGGGTTTAACGGGGAACGTTAAGGGTTACAGAATCCCGTCGCCACAATCGGCCCGCAGGTCAATCGAGGAACTGCAGCGGGTTTATGCTTTTGATGGGGCTGAAGTCGATGACAAACTGACATGGGTCATGCGTGGCGGAGCTTCTGCTGAAACGATTCCCGAAGATGACATGTCTGCCCATCTTGACGGATCGCAAGTTCCAGACCTGACGCCTGGTGAGCGAGGATCTGAGCTTGAATTGCCAAGATCGGTAACAGTCAATTATTTAAACTTCAACCGAAATTATGAGCAGGGTAGCCAGCCTGCCAGGCGCCAGGTTACTACAGCTTCGGGCGTGTCCGTGGTTAGTGTCAACCTCGTTTTAACAGAGGATGAAGCGGCACAGGCGGCAGATATTCTGCTGTATAACGCGCATCAAGGGCGCGAGACATTTAGTATATCGATACCTGAGCGTTATCAAAAAATCGTTCCGACTGATCTGATCACAATCACAATCAATGACCAAAGCATCATAGTCAGGGTTATATCAGTTACGCAGACCCAGGACGGAATAATGCGCATTGGCGTGGTTCCGGAGCACACTCCGGTTTATACCAGCACCCGCAGCGGCGCCGATTCAGGGGAGCCAACAGACGACGCCATAGACTTTAACGGTGCAGCAGAACTGGCGTACATGGATATCCCAATACTGCTTGATGGTGATAATTATCTGGGTATCTATCTGGGGGTGGCTGGCTATTTCACCACATGGAAATCTCACGCTCTGTATAAATTCAGCCAGGATGCAGCCACGTATGCACTTGTGGCATCGTTTGTGAGCGATCAGGAAGCCACGATAGGCACAGCAGAATCCACACTGGCAGACTTCACAGGCGGCGCTATTGATTATACAAATACCGTAGATATCAGGCTGGCAAATTCAGATCTAACCCTGGCTTCCTCTACGGAGTCAGCGGTAATTCTCGATCAGTCTGTAAACCGCTGTTTGATTGGTGATGAAGTCATTCAATTTATTACGGCTACCGCTTCCTCCCCTGTTGGCACCTGGACGCTATCAGGGCTTCTAAGGGGCAGGCGCGGGACGGAATACGCGAGGAGCACGCACACCTCGGCGGATTTATTCTGCATGCTGGATTCGGGCACCATCCAGCGGCTGGAGCTTGGCAGCGCAGAGTTAGACACGGAGGTCCTGTATAAATTTGTTGGTGAGGATCAAGATATCGATGATGTGCTGCCGGATGGCTACACAATAGCCGGGGAGGCGCTCAGACCGTTTAGCCCTGCTGATGTGTGGGCTGAGTATGATGTCGGCGTATCGCCAGGCGGCTGGCAAATATCATGGATACCCCGCACGCGGTTAAATGCTGATCTTTCCTCCGGTCAGGACATTGACGACGATCCGGAGGTGACGCATTATGTTGTTGATATTATAGATAATACTGCCTCACCAGAATCAGTTATAAGGAGCACAGAAATTGCTGTTGGCACAACTTCCTGGGTCTATGATTTATCAATGATCGCATCGGATTTCTCGCCGCAACCTGATAATATTTCAGTTGTTGTCTATCAGAAAGGTGCTACTGTTACCTATGGTTATGGCCTGAGATATGACAGCGCTACCGATTCCACAAGTACTGTAGATCCAAAGGCATAGATTATGGCGACATCAGGGTTAAGCATTGGTGAATTCACAGAAGGGCAGAACAACCCCGACACGACAATCAACAATGCGCTGAATACGCTGGATGGCGCGATTGTTGTGCCGCTGGTGCATGATATGGCATCAGATGCTGATTATACGCTGGCAACAAC